CTGAAGGCATCATAATACCTTGAGCAGATTTGCCTTGCTGTCTTGCAGCTTCGTTTGAACATTCAAATTCAAATGCAGCAGCTTCTTGCGCNCGTCTATCTGTTGGGTTTGCTAAAGCATTGATAGCTCTCACTAGTGAGAATTCTCTTACTTCTTTTTCAGTCATTCCAATCTCTGAAGGAGTTTCTAAAGGAGTATTGTTAGAAATATTTTCTAATAACACACCTCTAAATTCTTCAACAGAAGCACCATCTTTTATAGCTTGATTAGCTAAATCTCTTTTATTGTGTCTTGCGCCAAGATCAATGATCTCTTTTGAATTCTTTTGGAATTCTTTTCTAGCTTCATCCACACTTTGAGTTCTAACTTCATCAAGATTAATTTCTTGTTTTTCGTTTTCCATTATTTTTACCTTTGTGTTTAATGTTTGTTTATCTTTAGAACGTCCAACTCCGACTAACCTGCTTTGATCTGCTGGCACGCTTACACTTGAAACTTCAAGCGGTGTCCAACTAGCTTTATAGTAAGGCTCGTCTTTATCGTCCATTCTAGTTAATGTGTCGATTCTATAGCCAACGGAAATATTCATTCTTATCTCGTCTTTTATATCCTCAAAAACTTCTCGAGCAAGTGCGCTTTTTCCAAAACGTACAACTGCAATTGTTCTCTTAGCAGTCTCATCAAGTCTAAATTCTTCTATTACGCCTATTTGTTTAGTCATATCGTGATCTAAAAGTAGGGGTGCGCGCCCTGACTCTATAAACTCCATGTTTATATCGCCTTCAGAATGTCCTAGCACTTCCATGCCAAAACTTCTTTCAACTGGTTCTTCAGAAGAAACGCCAACTCTTACTGTACGTTTCTCATCATCAACATAAGAAGCTTTAGAAAGGTCAATAGTTCTGTATTTAACAGACAAGTCGACAACTTTTCTTTCATCCTCATATTCATCAATCATAGAAACCTCTTCAGTAATTTCTGTTTCTTCTTCATGTTCTACATCCTCATGCTTAGCAAACTCAACAACAACAGTTGTATCTGTTTCTTCTACATTAAGAATATGTCTTTCTTCTTTATCCATATTATTAACCTCGCTTTTAAATGGATGTTTTTCTGATTCATTAGAATCAAAACTTTGTAAATCTTTATTCATCTTCTGGATCTCCTTCTACATTGGCTGGCACAGGTGCTTTATTACCAAACGGCTGAAATGCAGTAGAGATCCCATACAGTTTTGCCAGCTCCTGCTCTTTTTGATGTTGTTCAAAAGTCTCTTCAACATCTTTTCCATAACTGCTAACTATGTCGCTATATGTAGTTATTCCATTTTGCAAACCTACAACATTTGCCTGGATCTCTTTTAAAGGATCAATCCAAGGAAATGATCTAGGTATGTAATTTATTGCATCTGCAAATTTATCAAATTTACTTATTGGTAAATTAACTGCTTTTGTTGTTATGGCCATTTCTAACCAGCGTTTAAATATAACGTCTACAAAATGTTCAATGGCAAATTCCTGCCATAGTTGGTAATTAGATCTATCTTCTAGCGCGCCCTGTCTAATACTTGAATAGTTGACTGAAGTAAGATCATTGCTTAGCGCATGGTATGAAATGTTAAGGCCTGAAGCTATTGATCTTAAAACAGTAGTTGTAAAAGATTCAAATGCAGAAGTTGGATGTGTAGGATCATAAGGNGTAAACGACATTCCATCTGGAAGNTGTTGAAATGTGCCTGGCTCTACATTCATAACTGGGTTAAAAGTGTTTTCGTAATCATCTCCAACATAACTATCGCCATCTGCACTACTAAAAAATCCTGATTTACTAGCTCCTAGTCTTGCGGCCACAATTTCTGCTTCTAAATAACCTGAGAGCTGTTTTATGTTGGCCATAGCTACTGCAATATGACTAACACCCCTTGTCTGCTCAGCTCTATCACTCATGTAGACATGTGTAATTTCTTCAGCCAGCACTCTTATGTGTTTATTGCTAATGTCGTATGAATCTCCGTATGGATTTTCTTTAAACAAATGATATGCAACTGGTTTTCTATATTTATCTAACTCAACACCCATACACACCTTGTTGCCATTGTTTAAGGTGTAGTTAAGTGATTCATCTAAAAGATCACTTTCTATAAACTGTATTTGATAACCAAACTTATTAGAGTTAGTTTTAATATGACGTATTAACACCTCTCCATCCCTGCTCAATGCTTCAACAAATAATTTTTGGCAATCTAAAAAAGACTGTTTGCCATTAGCAGTACATACACCAAGCTTAGTAAATTTCTTCCAGGCATCTTCTATTTGTTTATTAGCTGCTAAATCTAAAGATCCGTTGTCATTTCTGGCCTTAGATGAGATACGAATACCATGCTTGCCTATAACATTGCTTACCATAAGCTTTAAATATCTAGCAACGTAGCTATCATTTCTTGATAAATTTCTGGCTCTATCTCTTAAAGTTCTTAAACTATCTTTAATTTCAGCATCTGCACTTTTGCTTACACTAATCCAATCAGCAAACAGACGGCCAGTTGATGCGCCCTGATAGTGTCTATTGTATTTAAAACCTTTTGCTTTAGGTTTTCTGTCAAATATATTGTTGTACCAAGCCATTATGAAAAATCAGTTGGATTGTAGGTGTTTGCAGAACCAAACCTAGCTTTTATAATATTTCCGCTGCCCTGGTTGTTTTTAACTCTTGCTTTTTTTACTTCTTTTAACCAATCAAGCTTGTATCTATCTTTAAAAGTCATTAATTCATCAATAGACATTCTAGACAAAGATCTACCAGCTATAGACATACTAGCCTGATCTATTGTGGCGCGGTTTTCTATAACTGCTTCTATTGAATCTAAAACTAATTTTGTATGTGATCTGACTCCATCTGAAACTAAAGTTATATAACCTGTATCTATAACAGCCGCTACATTACCAGCAGTTTTAGTAATAACAGCAGTCCATTTATAATCGCCAATAGGTTTTACTGTTGAAGATGTAGAAAATACATATTCATTATTAGACTCGCTTGCATCAATAGTAAAATTTGAAGCAGTAGATCCGCTAATAAGATAGAAAATGTATTTTAATGAATAGTCTGCAAGCGGATATATGCTTGCAAGATCTGTTCTTTTCCACGCCCAATAGTCTCCAATCTGTAATTCAGCTGGTAATTGAGTTGGATAATTAGTTGAATCAAATATATTGCTCAAAAAAAACCTCAAAAATGTAATAGATTAATCTATCTATTAAACTATGGGTAAGAATTGTAGCTGTCAAGCCGTAGGTTTAAAGTTTATAAATCTTTCCAACTATTAACAAATGACCTTCCAGGCCTATAAACTCTATTATTTCTAGGTTGTTGTTGATCTTTAACAGGATCTTCTGCTTGATTTACTATTTTATGTTCTATTGAGTCCCAGTTAGGATTTAAAATATAGATAGCTGCAAACGAATAAACTAAACAATCAAGACTTTCATTTCTTGGCCGTATTTGTTTCCATACCATTTGTGATCTACCTCTAACATACTTTGTAATTCTTTTTTCAGCAGTAAGTTGTTTAAAATATTCTTCATCCAAATCAGCTGCAAAATGTAGCGTGGTTTTATCTGGTTCTTGGGCTAACCTGCCGTATATAACTTCTTTTGCCGTATCTGTACCAACACCATATAAAACAGCTCTATTTTTACCAACGAATGTTGGTTTATTTGCTATAGGTTTAGCAGCCATGCTTAAACCTTTGATTGCAAACACCCTTCTGCCCTGTCTTGGTTTAGTAAATGCATATACTGCTGAAGTTGAATGGCCGCCTGAGTCAATGCATACACATGATAAAGGCATAGATCTTCCTGTATCAGTCTTAAACCTTTTTTTTATTAATGCATCAAGTGCTTGCCAAACCTGATTAGCGTTTGGATCTCCCCACAATATTTGATGATCTATAACATAACACTCGTAGTCTCTAGCGAAACCAACAATAGATATTTCCAATCGGTCTTTTTGTGTATCAACACCTGCAACTAATACTAATACATCTTCTGGTATAGCATTGATATCGTAATTTAATCTTCTATCTAATAAATTTTCATAATCAATGCTTGTACCCTGTTCTTCAAAACTTTCGCCTAGGCTTGTATTAATCCAGGTCTTTAATGTTTCTGGGTTTTTCTTAGCTTCTAAAAAGTTGTAGGCCATCTCAGACCATGTACTCCAAACTGAATACAATTCTGAAATATGAAAGCCAGCTGTTTTTATAATTGGTGCTGTAGCTACCCATTTGCCATGTTTTATCATCCAGCCTTTTTTAGATTCATTAATTAAAGATCCGCACTCTTCACATGCATAAGCAGCTGTAGCTGGATTGTTTTCTTCCCAAATAACATTCTTCCATTTTAATACCTGGTAATGATTACATTCAGGACATGGTACGTTGTAATATCGCATATCAGATTCTTCAAATGCAGCTTCAATAGCAGATAGGCCTTTTATTGTTGGTGTACTACACATAAAAATCTTGCGATTAAAAAAAGTTTTAGTTCTGGCAGCTGCAAGACTAACTGGCGATCCTTCTTTTGCATTGTCCTCGAAGCGGTCTACCTCATCTAGCAATAAAATACGAATAGGTCTACTAGCAAGTCCAGCACTAGAATTACTACCAACTATAGTTATATGGCCGCCTGGAAACTTTTTATGCATTGTTGTGTTTCCACTATCGCGACTTTTTGCATCTGCTACTACATTTCTTAATTGCTCACTATCTCTTATCATTGCAGCTAAACGATCTTTACTAAATGACATACCCATTGATAAATTGGGCTGCACACATAAAATTGGTGAAGCATCTTGATGTATATAGTAGCCAATAGCATTTAACAGTATTTCAGTTTTACCAACCTGGCTACTAGTCATAACAACTATTCTTTCAATCGTTGCATCATTAAAAGCATCCATTATGTCGCGTTGATATTCTGCTCTACTGCTTTTCCAAGATCCATGTTCAGCGCTAGATTCTGGTGATAGTTTTCTATATCTATCAGCCCATTCACTTATCTTTAATTTAGGTGGGCTTTTAAATATCTGCTTGGTGTTCTTCAACACGTTCTGCATAGTCGCTAGGTATTCCATTGCTCTCCGCTAATTCATCAAGTGCTTCGTACACTTGTTCTTTGATTATTAATTCTGCATCTTGATATGTTTCTACTGTTATNACTTGATGCGCTACTTTTGATGGTAGTCCAAGNANCTTAGCTCTTATGCTTGCAACTAAATCTGTCCAGGTGTCCTGTACTAGTTTNGCTGGTATTAACTCGCCTTCTAATGAGCTTACTTCTAGTTCAGCTTTATCTGCTTGAGCTTTGGTAAGCCTGGTTTTTTCTTCTGCAATATCAGCAGTACCAGTCTTTTTGTTGTAGCCACCCAGCTTTCGCAAGTAACTAATGTAAGCAAACCTGCATACAGCTATATTTAATGGTGATCTACCACGTTTACTGGGTAATATGCCGTCTCTAATCAGTTCTGACACTCTTTTAGTGCTTAAATCTAAATGTTCAGCTATATCTTTTTGTGTGGCCATAAATTAGTAAATTACCTTAATTGAAAAAGGGTGTGGCTACAAAAGATCTGAGATGCGAATTTACC